ACTTACGCTAGAAAGGCGTAAGTGGAAAACAAACTGTAGAAAACCACCTCCTTATTTAAGTTGGGCAAGGAGTATTAAAATTCGGGTGGCGCTTCGATCGCGTACATGGAGTTGATGCCGCCTATGCGACCGTGGGTGACATCGGAGAGGCTGGAGACGAAGTTGCCTTCGGAGATTCTTTGTCTAGCGAGTGAGGCAGACTTGGCAACTTGGTGAGCTTGGATTTCCCGTGGGCTGGGTTGCCTGACGAGGCCGTCAGCTGGGTCAAGGGCGGCTGGGTTGAGCACTCCGTCGAAGAAGTCGAAAGCGGCGAACCGGCAATCGTAGGAGTATCCGAGTTTTGCCCAGCTAGCTGGAGGAACTTGCGTAGTGAGTAGGATGTTCCACACGACTTTTGCGAAGTACATGCAGAATTGTCTCGGGGTGAGGAAGACTGCGTCAAGTTGTCTCGCGAGGGACTGTCTTGAGACGTTGGGGTCAGCAGCCGATGCTCCGGTGAGCATGGCGGAACGGCTAGCCTGCACATCAGCGTAAGCGCGGGCGAGGTCCCACATGGCAGGTCCAGTGGAGTTGGGTTCGATGCCGACTTTGACGAACCACTCGCCGAGTTTGGTGATTTGGGCCGGGGTGGCGACGGCGGAGGAGGAAGACACATATTTGACCTGGGCGAGGTCTTCCATGGAAGGTGCGCGGTTTGGGTCGGCGAGGTTGGGACCGGAAGAGTTAGCTGGAGGACGCTGGAGAACTGGGGTCGGCCTGGGCGGGTTGTTGACCGGGGTGTTGACAGCTTGTGGGGTTCCCATGGTATGTTGAAAGGGAAAGTTCTCAAAGTTTCACAATTGAGGAAACTTAACCCCGTTCCAGGGGGCGACATCGAGACCACGCAGAATTTCAGCTGCATTCGGGCAATCGGTGATTGTAATAGTGTGTCCGGAAATGACCACTCTACAGGGATGGTGGTACGTTGGAGCAATGCACACAAGTATGAATACGAGTAACAGAGCGCCGAGAGTACCATTGATTGCCCAGGATAAAGGCTGACAGCCCGAGGATCGCCGCCAGGGCCAAGAGCTTGGAGCATCTGACATTCGGGTATGACGGTGAGTTGTAGATGACTCGCTTCGTGCCGTCCTGGTAATGGCCACCAAAGGGAAGAGAATGCTGTTGGTCTCCCGTGTGGGGCGCGTGGTTCGTCCGCAAGGCGTATATGATGCCACAACATAGGAAGCCAATGGCGATAATCTGGAAAGTGTGCTCGTGGTTAGGCGGTGGGGTCAGGCCTGGCATCTAACTCGAAGATCTCCAACTTGGTGGTATGGCGAGTCAGGGCAATGAAGGTGGCCGCCGGGTCAGCGTCGTAAGCGTCTTGAAGTGAAGAGCAGTAGAAGGCGACAGCGGGCAGGGTCTGGCCGGTTAGCTCTGCTGGTTTCTTGGGAAAGGCGCCGTGTTGTTTAAGGATGTCGAGCAGGTCCTGTTCGAGAGCGACCACGGTCCCAGAAGGGTCTTGTGAGTACGGGTCGGGCCGAGTGATCGAGGCGGCGGTTGGCAGACGAGAGGAAAGGGTGGTGCTGAAAAGCTGGTTCAAGAGATCACAGGTGGCTGGGCAGAACCGGTAGGTATGATTGGAAGTGTAGTGCGGAAGCGGCAAATCAGTGCAGTTGTATTGGAGGGGGTCGCAGAACTTGGCTAAGGAAACAGCAGGGTTCGGCCCAGCGAGAAATTCGTCTAGGACGTCGGTGGGCGTGAGCGGGTTGGCGGCAACTTGTGAACGGCGGGTGTTTGGAAGGAGGAGGCAAGGTCGGAAGCTGGAGAAGTGCAGGTCGGGGTAAGCGGCAGCAAGAAGGCGAATGATGGTTGTTTTCCCAGAACCTGCAGTGCCGAAGATGATAATGGGGTAGGAGAGGGGGGTGGCTGTCCTTTGAAATTCGTTCTCGAGAAGTAATTTGTGAAGAAGAGGTACAGCCATTTCGAGAACGAAGGTAACTTAACCCCGCTATGCGAAGGTGTTGGTGGAGAGGTCCACCACACGTACCTTAGCACGGCGCTTGCTGGCATTACGGGCCTTGGTCTTAGCACTGCCGACAAGTTTAGTGACGAAACTGCTGCGCGCTTGTGAGCCACTGTGTACTGGGCTTGTTGGGGGGCTGGCTGCGCCGTTGACGAGTACGTCTTGTTGATGAGCCAGGTGCATGTCGCGTACCGACTGGACATGGTATTCGGCTTCAGCTTCCGTGAGATGGTCGTGGAGTAAATCGCCCATGTCGTAAGCATACTTCAGATCTAGCGCGTAGGAGCGGGCGCTTTCATGGAAATTGTTAATGCGTTTCTGAAGTTCAATGCTGGCGTGCATCTTGAGGCTGGCTTTCATGATTCCGTCGGGTGTGAATGACCAACCGCAGAACTCAGCGTAGTCCCCGGGAGTCTGGGTAGGGTAGAGTGGCTTGGAGGTAAGCTTGAGTTTCTGTTGCAGCCGTATGAAGCTAGCTTTTTCCGGCACTTTGTGGTCCAAGGCCATATCGTCTCCGGCGTACACTTGGGCCACCGAGTCGTCCAAATGGAACCTCGTGGCATTGTAGGCGATGGAACACTCGGTGTTGGCGTCGAATGTGGGGCCTTCGCCGGAGAGCCGCATGATGCTTAGGGTCCCGAGGAAGATGTTGGCGTTCAGCTTAATGGTGATGTAACCCTCGATGATGTCGGCCGGAACGTTGAAGAACTTAGCTTTCAGGACTTCAAACTGTAGCATGGCGCCATCCTGTGACTGGTCGAAAGCCGTGAAATCATTGGTGTGGGCTTGTACATTGAAGTTCCATCTAGTCTTGACAAACTCGTTCAAGTCCTCAGGCGTTTTCTCGCAGTTGATGAATATGTTGTCTGGCTGGTAGCGAGCTCGCATCTTCCTGAGGTAGCGGGCCATGGTCCCGTAGAGCATGACAGTCTCTTGCATGAATGAGGCGATGGTCTGGCCGGGCTTCACTTTTAACACCCCAAGCTTCTCTGTCTTCTTGACCCATTGGGACTTCAGGAACAGTGCGATCTTGTCGCTGGGGAAGTCTGGGCTTTGGCGAGTGGCGGCGTTGACGAGGTTCCCTACAGGCTTGCTGAGGTAAACATTCTTGACCTCGGCGGCGGAGATCTCCCACATTCTTGGGTCGAAGGGCACCGGTTGATCTGGCAGGTGCATAATTTTTGCGTAGTTGGCGAACAGCACATCTCCGACGTCGCGTTTCAAGGCGAATTCCTTCACATTGGCCTCAGGGGTTGAGATGGAGAGTCTAGCTTCAATGGTGGCCCAGTAGAGAGTCTCGTCCTTTGCCTGTTGATGTTGAAACAGTTGCACCACTGGATCTTCCGTTTGGATGGCGTTGCTCATGCCGGTGTTTTCGTTGAATAGCTCCCTACTCTCCTTGTCCGTGAGTGACGCAACCAGAGGCTCTAACAGGTGTTTTGGCGCAGGTGGAAAGTGAGTCTTAGGAGCGGGCACCTGCGGGGGTGTGGGTTCTCGGGGTGCGGAAATCAGGGCCTCAGTGCGTTCGTCGCGGTAGGTGTCAATGAAGGCCTTCAGGTAGGGGGTCGACTCAAGCTTAGCCCACCAGTCAGAGGAGTTAGGGCCTGTGTTTATGAAATGGATCTGGTCGACGGCCCTGGATAGTGCGGTGTAGAGTACCCTCTCTGAGCACATTTCGGTATGGTTGTCCAACAAGATTTGAACTTTCGGTGCGGTTAGTCCTTGGCAGCCGGCGTACGTCATGGTTCGATGGCCCACGTCCAAGAAAGCGTTCCGCTTCAGGTTGGAAGGCACAAGTAGGGGTATGCGGGAGCCTTTGAGATGGTGGGTGCTGAAGGAAACTCGTAGCTTCCCTTGTCTTTCTGAGTAGACTCCCAGTTTGTTGGCCAGCCCGGTGACATTTCGGTGAGTGGCGTTGACGTAGAATTCGCTGTAGGGCTCGAAAACCTCCACGGCTTCGGAGAGGGTAGAGATGTAGGCTTCTGAATTGCTCTCGTGGTACACACTTTGCCGGCTGTCACCTGTGAGGATGAAAAGATCAACGTTACGGTGGTGCATCAGCAGCGCCTCGATGTATCCTGGGGGCAGCTTGGTGTAGTCGTCGAACACCACCACGGAGTTGCATGGCTGGATCATGGCCTTCTCAAATGTTTTGAAATTTTCCGCCGTAACGTTAGGTACCTTGGTCGCCCAATCATTTCGTAGTTCAACGGTGGGTGTGATGACTGTGACGTTGTTTTCCTCAGCTAAGGGGGACGCCATGAAAGACTGAATCATCTGCGACTTGCCGGAGCCACCGCAACCGTGGATAACAATCCCTGGGAGTATGAGATCGTCAAATTGCATCTTGTAGGCGAGGCTAGCCTTCCAAGCGAGGTCCATGGAGCTCAGGAGTTTGCCCGTGCGGTTGTTCTTGACGTCTGAGGCGTAGGCTGCAGCCCGTTTGGCTCGCAGGGTGATGGGCGTGGGGAAGCGGCGCATGCGTTTCAGGTTTTCCTGTAGTAGCTTGGGCACCGTGTCTGGGAAGGGGCAGTGTGGTAGCTGCTTCACGTCACTAATGGGAATTATGAGAAACCCTTCAGGGTTTAACTGTTGCTCGTGACCGTTGAAACCGTGGGCGTTCAGCAGGGGAATCCAGGCGTTCCATGGTGGTGAGTGGGAAAAATTTTTCTTTGGAAGCTCGTTAGAGTCACCATCGTGGTGGCCGGCTGTCTGTGGGTGGGGCGGTGCCTGGCCGCGGGTACGGTTGCTAGTGTTTGCCTGAAAGGGGGAGGTGGAGTCGTCAGTTGCCTGGTGCGTGGACTGTGGCGGTGGCGTTTCCTTGGACGCGGGGGCTGGAGGGGTTTGGTTGCCAGGAGCGGGACGTGGTTTGTCCTCTGGTTTGGGGTTCACACTGTCTCCAGGCAGGGGGTGGCCAAAGATCGTATGAGTGTGAGTGCGGAAGGTGATAGACATGCGGTTGGAGCTGCAGTTGGTGACTCGGTGTTTGAGTTTCAGCCATGGGCCGGCCATCACAAAATATTCCCCATCTTTTAAGGGCATCTTGACTCCATTGCTGAACTCGAAAGTAGCTTGACCAAAGTTCAAAGTCAATATGGGCTGCCCGTCATAGCAGGGCTCGTCGTCTTTATGCCATGGAATGCCTGGCCCCTTGGCGTAAATTTGGAGGAGTGCCCCATTGGCTTGGAAGCCCACTGTGCGTAGGAAGTCAGTTAAAACGAGGGGCCAGTCGTTCCGCGCGTAGGACACCTTGTCGTGACCGTATGTGATGTCTGGCCGTGTTGAGAAGAAGAAAGCGTCTCTCGTCTTCAGCTTGGTGACTAGAGAGCCTGGTACCAGGTCGAAAAAAGGTTCAGGTGACCAGCCAGATGCGCAGACGCACATTTTGGTGGGATCTCTTTTGTGTCGCTCTTCTTCGTCGGTAGCAGCGCTTTGCGGCATGGGGTTCGGGTCTTGGGTGACGTGGGGCATCCCAGTGCTAGTAGAGGCTTCGGTTTGGGGTGGATGGCTGGTGGAAGGGGTTGTGCCAGCTGCTTCAGTGACTAAGGTCGATGGTGTGGGCGCTGGCGTTGTTGTTGTTTCCAGCTCAGGCTCGGGTTCGGGACCGCCGGCTTGTCTGTCTTCAGTGGTGCGCGCAGTTGTCGGCCTGGTTGGTGCCGCATCTCGTTGGTGGTCGGCGCGTGGCTGGGTAGAGTCGGCTGAGCCTTGGAACAGGGTTCTGTCTAGGAAGGTTGGCGGTTCGGTAGGGATAAGGTCTTCAGGTTGGAGGAGGTCTGGGTTCTGGTGGGCGGCGAGCAGGTCCCTTATGACGGCGCTTTCGGTTCGGCCGGTGGCCTCCATCGTTTGGTGGATGACATGGCTTCCCACTTTGGTTTTGTAGACGGCAGGCTCGAGCGTGTATGTGAAGGGCTCCCACTTGAGGGCATCCATCAGCTTGTTAAAGTCATTGCGGCCGGCGAAGAACTCGATGAATCGAGTTACGGCTGTTCGTACGGGCCGTGTTAATCTTTTGATGAGTCCCCCAGACAGCAGATCCTCGTAACAGGTGTAAGATTTGAGGTTGGAAAGGAAGAAGAAGTAGTTGGCGAGGTGCACAAGTTCGTCTGGCTCGTAGAGTTCAAGTTCGTTCGTCGGCAGAACCTGGTGTATTTTCGCATAGATGTCTCTCTCGGTTACCGCTTTGACAGCCTTCACATATAGCCACATTTGCATGGCCTTGGTCTTGGTGATTGGCCGGTTTGCGTTCGAACTTGCTGGGTGGAAGATCTTTGGGAACAGCACGAAGGTGTTGCGGCAGAAGGTGCGGTATTGGGGTGTTTCAAAAAGACCGCGTCTGATTATGAAGAGGTGGTTGGCACCGAGGGACTCGACCATTTGGAAGGTCAGGGTGAAGGGCCGGCCGAATTTATACCTTGGGGCACACTCGAGCTGCCGGACTTTGAGCCATTCCAGTGTGTTGTACGGGTGGAAGTAAGCTCCGCCGCCATGGTTGCCAGGGATGTACTCAAAGCCGTCTTTATTGTAGTTTATGGAGTACACGGCCGGGTGTAGTGAGGTTTTGCGATGCAAGGCCTCCACGGGAAGCACTACGGTGGCCAGGAGGGTGTCCAGTCGGGGCGATGACTCAAAGAGGTGTGCGAGCTCTTCAAGAGTCATAAAGTGTAAGGTGTCGGACATGTACGCCACGCTGGTGCTGACTTCTTGTATGCGGGAGTGGATGGTGTCGGAGTCGTAGCGAAAGAAGTCTTTGGGCTCCACTTCTTTGTTCATGAATGTGTCTTTCAGTGCGGCCGCTCTTCTAAGGTAGCGTAGCTTGCTTCTCTTGAGAAAGAGGAAGGTGACTTTGGACTTGGGTAGGTGGTGGCCCACAATCTGTAGCATTTGATTCTCGATGGCTTTAGCCGCAGCGTGGGTGTGGGTTTGAACAGCGTAGGGGTTGACAGAGATGCCTAAATTCTCTAGTGCGTCAGCCTCATTGTCGTTCAGAGCGTAAGGGCAGTTAATTAGGGCTTCTTTCAGGACTGGCCGTATTTGTGTATAAGCGGATTCGCAAATAGCAGTTTGTACGGAGGGGTCTCTGATCCTATCCAAAACGTTACGAATTCTCGACATAATAGGCGAAAGTGGAGGGGTTTTCCGGTTTTGGCCTGTGGTTATGTGTGGAGAGGTTTAAGTTTGTTTTCGTTTGTTTTGTTTAGTTTTCC